TAGTGTGCTTAAATCTCCATCTGTCTGGACTGGAAAAGAAGGTGTTAGCAGTTTGTCAGGCTTACTAAGCAATACCAGTGCGCAGAGTAAAATACAGCAAGATCTAATGGCCAAAGGTGTAGCTGGTCTGGGTGCTGTGGGCGTTCCAGTAACCGCGCTTTCAGCACAGGGTCTTGCTGGCATGAGTCTCAATGCCGCAAAAAGCCTGCCCAATGCTGAAGCTTTTGCCAAAGGACTTCCTATCCCTGGTGACGTGTCTGGAGCAATTAAGTCAGAGTTTGATACTAATGTGCGAGATGCGGCATTTGCAGTAAATCTAGCTGATGCCAAGGTGCCTGAACCCTTTAAGGCTATTGACATTCCCATACCCAAAAACAACACAGTGTCAAGAGCCACAGTGGATGCGGCAGCTACTCGCATTGCTGGCAATGACAAAATACCAACTCCTAACTATGGACCTCCAGCACCAGCTGATGATTCTGAAGCTGTAACACAGCTCAAGAATATTCAAGCTCTGATCACTGAAGTTGTACCAATGATCAATGCTCGACTCAAGAACATCTATGAAACAGAAGACAAAGTCAAAGCTCTGCAAAACCAACAACAAATTACCAGCAATGAGTGGAGTGCTGTGAACGCTGAGTATCAAGCCAGCCGTAATCAATACAACTCTGTTACTATACCAAGATTAGCAGTACTTGATGATGCGCTCAACACTGCTCAAGCCAAGGTAAGATTAGTTGTAGATAGCGATTACAAAACTCTAGCAAACATTCTTGCTGAAGGCGTCAAGCGTAGCAAAGCTGTGAGAGAACAGCTAGATGCATTGCGTTATAAAATTGCAGGGTATGGTGAGGGTGAATAACCCAATAAATACTGCATGGCAAAAACATTCATTGGTTTTAACACTCAAGGGCAGTACAAAAAGTTCACTCTTACCGGATTTGAGCTTATCAAGCGTGACCTCTTGAATGCTTTTAATATTCGACAGGGCCAGTTGCCTGGGCGCCCTGAATACGGTACTATTCTTTGGGACTATTTGTTTGAAAATCAACTTGAAGAATTGCAAAACAGTATCAACAGAGAAGTGCAACGTGTAGCTGGTGGCGACCCACGCATTTATATCAGCGACGTTCAAAACTTTCCCCAAGAAAATGGTATCTTGATACAAGTACAGCTCACAGTAATCCCCTCTACTGATGCCGAGCGACTTAGTATTTTCTTTGACAACACAACTAGAACAGCCTCCTACGTATAACCTAGCCGTTTTTGATGCCGATAAATAAAACATAGAGGCTCTAATAATGGCAACCACAACAAGACAAACAGCAATATTTGGTGTAGAAGACTGGAAACAGATCTACCAAACCTATCGCGAAGCAGACTTCCAAAGCTATGACTTTGAGACTCTGCGTAAAAGTTTTGTAGATTATCTGCGTTTGTATTACCCTGAAACTTTTAATGATTATATTGAAAGTTCTGAATTCATTGCTTTGCTGGACGTTATTGCGTTCATGGGCCAAGCTCTGGCTTTCCGCACAGATCTAAACACTCGTGAAAACTACATGGACACAGCCGAGCGCCGTGACAGTGTGGTTAAGTTGGCCAATCTTGTAAGTTACACGGCCAAACGCAACACAGCCGCACAGGGCCTGCTCAAAGTTCTCAACGTCACAACAACAGAAAACGTAATTGATTATCAGGGCGTAAACTTGGCCAACGTTACTGTGGACTGGGCCGACCCTACAAATCCAGACTGGCAAGAGCAATTTACAGCAATTATCAATGCCGCGCTGGTAGACACGCAACGCATTGGGCGACCCGGCAATCGACAAACCATACTAGGTGTGCGCACCGATGAATATGGTATCAACTTGGTACCTGGTTATTTGCCCATTGTACCTTACACTGCCACAGTTGATGGTATCAGCATGCCGTTTGAAGCCATGAGCTCAACCAGTGTGGGCGCAGACTATTTGTATGAGCCAAGCCCCACAGTGGGCAACCCATTTAACATACTGTTCCGTAATGATCAGCTGGGGTTCCAGTCAGCCAACACCGGTTACTTCTTTATGTTCAAGCAAGGCGTATTGCAGAACCAAGACTTCAACTTGGCTGAACGTATCAGCAACCGCACAGTCAACATCAATATTGAAGGCATCAACAACGAAGATCGTTGGTTGTTCCAACTTGACAACGTGGGCAATGTGAGCCGTGAATGGGAATATACCGAAAACATTTACTCTGCGGCAGCCGAACAGATTGGCACAGATTTACGTCCCATTTACACAGTTACTAGCCGTACCAATGATCAAATTACCCTGGTGTTTGGTGACGGCGTGTTCTCAGAAATTCCTGTAGGCCAGTTCCGTGCCTATGTACGTGCTTCAAACGGATTGCAATACATCATCAACCCTGAAGAAATGCAAGCTGTGACTATTCCAATCAGCTACATCAGTCGCTCAGGTAACTTAGAAACCATTACATTCACTTGTGGCATTACTCGACCTGTGAGCAACAGCCAGGCACGTGAAAGCATTGAAGCAATTAAACAACGTGCTCCTGCTCGTTACTACACACAGAACCGCATGGTCAACGGCGAAGACTACAACCTCTTCCCATACACACAATACAACTCAATTGTTAAGTCAAAAGCATTGAATCGTGCCAGTATCGGTACCAGCCGTTATCTAGACTTGATTGACAACACTGGCAAGTATTCAAGCACCAACACGTTTGGCAGTGACGGCGGCTTGTGGGAACAGAATATTTTGCCCACTGTTTTGTTTAGTTGGGCCAGCCGTAACGAAATTGCTGACGTGGTTACAAATCAAGTTCAGCCACAATTGGCTGACTCAACCATGCGCCAGTTTTACTATGGCAACTTCCCTAGAGTCACTGAAACAAACTTACCAATTGCCACAGCTTGGTTAGCAGGAACAACATGGCATCAAAGCACAACATTGGCAAATGAAACCACAGGTTATTTTGTAAATGGATCCAGCGTGCCAGTGCCAGTTGGCAATACTACCACAACAATGTTGAAGTATGTGGCCGTGGGTGCGCTGATTAAATTTGTTGCCCCTACAGGTTATTACTTTGATGGCAATAACAAACTACAACAGGGCACAGCCACTCGTGCTGACGAAACAACAGAAATTTGGGCTAGCCCATTGCAGATCATTGGCGATGGTTACAACAACGGTGTTGGTAATCTAACTTCGGGCGCTGGCCCAATTACGCTCAATAACTTTGTGCCCACTGGTGCTATTATTGACACACTAATTCCATTGTTTGTAACAGATTTGCCCCTGGACCTTGAACAGGCCATGGCTGAACAAATTTTGTTGTATCGTAATTTTGGCATTGGCTACGACAGCAACGGTGATATCACTGGTACTCCTTATTCTTGGTATATCATTACCAGCACCAACTTGGATCAAAATGCAACCTGGAGTCAGCAGTATGCTGGCAACACCAGCGGCACCAATCTTGATGCTAGCTGGTTAGTGCAGTTTACCACAGAGAATCAAAATTACACAATTACTTTCCGTGGTCTAGCTTACTATTTTGGCTCAGTACTGCAAACCCGATTCTTCTTCTATGGAGATCAGCAGGTGTACGACAGCCGAACTGGCACTGTTATCAAGGACTTTATCAATGTGTTGGCTGTAAACACACAGCCCGACAGTACTGCTACTTTGCCTGGAAACATTTACATGACCATCACAGGACAACCTGTAGAAAGTGACGGCTATGTTGACGACTTCCAAGTTCTAGTAGGTTACCGAGATTCAGACAATGACGGCGTGCCAGACAATCCTGACTTCTTTGACGAGATTGTTGCGCCCACAGTCAACCCCAATCAGAAATTGATATTCTTGCAAAAGACCGTGGACTTTGACAACCTGCAACGTTACCTATTGGTTGAACCAGGCATTGTCAACAGCGACTACCCAACCTATGATGATTTAGAACTAGTAAAACTAGAGTGGAGCCCGGGCCAAGTATTTTATGCCTACAGCGACGAAGCATTCTATCAATTGTCTGTGGGCACCACTGGTGTGCGCACACTGATTGACGTTAGTGATCAATGGATTGCTAGAACTGGCCGTCAGGCCTTGTATTATCAGTATCGTCACAATTCACCCTTGACCAACAGAATTGATCCAGGAACAACCAACATTATTGACCTGTACGTGGTCACATTGGCATATTATACTGCATACCAAAACTGGATTAGAGACACAACTGGCACAGTGACTGAGCCAGCACAGCCCACAATTGATGAGCTTTCAACTGCTTATCAAGGGTTAAATGATTACAAAATGTTAAGCGACAATATTATTTTGAACTCTGTTACATTTAAGCCATTGTTTGGCGAAAAGGCCGAAGCATCTTTGCGAGCCACAATCAAAGTTATTCGTGCATCAAACTCAACTGCTAGCACAAGTGAAATCAAGAGTGCAGTGGTTGCGGCAATGAACGACTACTTCTCAATTGACAAGTGGAACTTTGGAGACACATTCTATTTCAGTGAACTTGCGGCTTACCTACACCGTACACTGGGTTCAATCATCAGCTCAGTGGTGTTAGTGCCACTAGACACACAAAAATACTTTGGCGACCTTTACGAAATTCGTTCAGAGCCCAATGAAATTTTTGCCAATGGTGCAACAATCAACAACATTGACGTGATTGAAGCATTGACCAGTACCAACTTGCGTACTGCACCAGGTAGCGGAGTAATTTAATGGCAACAGTTCGTAGTGTTGATTTTCTTCCTGAAATTTTTCAGACTGATGCCAACAAGCAATTTTTAAGAGCAACTCTTGATCAGTTGATTCAAGAGCCAAAGTTTAAAAAGACTCAAGGCTTCATTGGACGCACAGTAGGACCGGGTGTAAACCCCAACGACAAATATGTGATTGAGCCCACTGCCACCCGTGCCAACTATCAACTTGAGCCTGGTGTTGTTAGCTTGATACCAGATACCAACACCATTCAAAATGCCATTACCTATCCAGGCCTAAATGATGCCATTGGTTTCCAGGGCGGCGATAGCGGTAGACCTGACCGTTTGTACAAAAGCGAATACTATAGCTGGGATCCGTTTGTTGACTTTGACACATTTGTAAACTTCAGTCAGTATTTTTGGTTGCCTGCTGGTCCAGACGTAGTTGACGTTGCGGCAACTGGTGTTGCCACATCAGATAACTTTGTAGTAACTCGTGAAAATGGCGTGTACACTTTCTCAGGCGTGGCTGGCGAAAATCCTATTATTGAATTAGTGCGCGGCGGCAGCTACACATTCCAAGTTGCGCAGAACAACAAGGAAACAGTAAACTATCGTGTGCGTAACCAAGGCATTAGTTCCTATGTTATTGACTTCCAAAACAACCCAACACTGACCCTGCAACGTGGTAACACCTATGTGTTTAACTTGACACTGAATGGCGACTACCCCTTCTGGATCAAAACTGCGCCAGTTACTGGCACAGGCAGTCCCTACAACAGTGGTGTTAGCCGTAACGGTGCTGTGAGTGGTTTGGTAACATTTACAGTCCCACAAGACGCTCCAGACACCTTGTACTATATTAGCCAAACACAGACCAACATGCAAGGTGTGTTGAACATTGTTAATGGTACTCCGGGCACAGGTCCAGGCTTTTGGATACAGGCAGCACCTGGTGTGTCAGGAACATTGCCTACAACACCTAACATCAGCAGTCGCGATGTATTTGGCGTAACTGGCAACGGCGAAGACTTGGGCACTATTGTTTTCAATGTGCCAAGCAAAACAGCACAGAGTTTTTACTATGACCTCAATCCTCTTGCATCAGTTGACTTGATCACTGGCCTGAAGTTTGATGAGATCAACAACAAACCTGTTGACCAATTTATTTTAGAATACGGCGGCATTGATGGTATTACTAACCTCAACGGTCGTACCCTGGTATTCACCAATCCCATTACTGATGACACTGATGGCGGTTGGTTGCGTACATCTTTGTTTGATCCCTTGGCGCCTGGCGCAGCCAACAACGGACTGCCCGGCAGTTTTGATTCGTTGCCATTTGATCAAACACAAATTATTGCTCCTGAGCAACGCTATCAGCGTTGGCAGATTTCTTACATAAATGTTGCAGGCACAAACTACATTTACCTGTCAAAGATTGCTGACATTGAACCACTTGACAAATTTAGCATTGGCTATGGTAACGTGTACAGCAATACACAATGGTACAAAGATGCCACAGGTGTATTCAAACAGATCCCGTTGCTGACCGCAGTACAAGATACACTGTACTATCAAGACGGAACTGATCCTGAAATTTTTGGCACCATTAAATTGCTTGAGCAAACTGGCTCTTCGACACTGTTTGTTGACCAAATTTTGGGAAGAAAAACCTATACCAGTCCCAATGGAGTTGCATTCAGCAACGGACTTAAAGTTAGATTTACGGGTGACGTGAGCCCTGCCAGCTATGGGTCAGGCACCACATCAATCACCTATACTGAAACTGAAATTGACACCAATTATATTACTTCTAGCGACAGTAGCAATCTTTATGTTGGCCAACAAATTGTATTCAGTTCACCAAGTCTTGGTGGATTGGTTCCTGGACAGACTTACTATGTGCGAAGCATAGCAGCCAGCGGCTTGAAATTCACAGTCAGCGCAATAGAAGGCGGTCCAGCGGTTTCTTTGTTAAACGGAACTGGCACTGCTTACGGCACTGCAATTAGCAACAAAGAATACTATGTCAGCGGCGTTGGATCTGCTATTGAGCTGTTGCCAGTGAGAGATTTTGTTACTCCAGAAACCTACGTTGAAGATGCGTTTGACAGCACAATTGCCACAGAGCCAAATGAGTTAGATTACTTGACAATCAGTCGTGCCAGCAAGGATTTGAACGCCTGGACACGCAGTAACCGTTGGTTCCATATTGACGTTATCAACGCCACAGCTGACTACAATAACACAGTGGCAGTACTGGACAACAACTATCGCGCCAAGCGTCCAATTATTCAATTCCGCCCAGGCATTCGTTTGTGGAACATGGGCACATCAGGTAAAGCTCCAGTTGACATTATTGACTTTGATGAAACTGATGCATTTAGTAACATTGAAGGCTCAACTGGCTATAGCACAGATGGTTACACATTTGTTGAAGGTACGCGAGTAATTTTTGCGGCAGACACTGATGCCGACGTAAGAAACAAAATTTACATTGTGAGTTTTGTTACTCCAGATACTGTGGATCCGTTGATTGCACAACCAATTATTACGCTAACGTTGGCCTCTGACGGTTTGATCGAACTTGATCAAAGTACAGTATGTTTGTATGGTAACAGTTTGCAAGGTAAAACGTTTTGGTATGACGGCACTGAATGGACCGAAGCACAGCAAAAAACTGGTGTGCAACAGGCTCCGTTGTTCAACGTTTATGACCCTCAGGGTGTGAGCTTTGGCGACGGAACCAAGTATCAGTCTACAACCTTTAGTGGTAGCAAACTGTTTAGCTATGCTGTAGGTGACACTACTGTACTTGATCCTATATTGCAGTTTCCATTGCAGTACTTAAACATCAACAACGTTGGTGATATTGTATTCCAAAACAACTTGTACAATGACACATTCTTGTACGTGGTTGATAACGTTTCTGTCACCAGCGATATTAGTTCAGGTTCTGTGCGTGAATACGATACTAGAGCTACCT